GGAGAAGCCGAAGGATCAGAAGAGCAAATTCGCCCAGGATCAGAATCGAAAGACCAAGACCTGGGAACAAATCAACGCTGAGAAGGAGGCTATCAGGGCCGAGCGCGAGGCGGTGAGGCGTGAACGGGAAGAGTGGAGCAAGCAACGGGAGCAATCCACGGTTGCTGATACCAATTCTTTTCGGGACGAGAAAGGTTACACTGCGGAGGATTACGAGGCTGCGGCCAAGGAATTCGATGCGGATGGTGACTCTCAGTTGGCCAAGGCAGCGCGAGCTAAGGCTGATGGCGTCCGTAAGACCGTGAGTGTTAAGCAGCAGCAGGTTCAGCAGGAACGCTTTACGAGGACTTGGTCAGATAATTTCAACAAGTTGTCCGAGAAAGAGACTTGGTTGAAGGATCAGTCTACGCCCGAGTACAAGCGAACGGTTGAGTTGTTGCATCGCATTCCGATCTTAACAACGCTGCCCAATGGGTTAGCCCATGCGGTAGAATTGATGAAGCTCCAAGATACTGCGGGTCGATATCAGTCTGTAGAAGCCGAGAATAAGTCTCTGAAAGAACAGCTCAACAAGCTCCAGCAGAAGACCGCCATTGGTAAAAGCGTTCCGGCAGGACAACTCAAGACCGAGGAGAAAGATTTCTCACGGTTATCCATGAAGGAGCAAAGGGATGCGCTCATGCGAGCGACACGAGAGTTCGATCGGGAAAGCAACCAATAGCACAACCACAACTAAAATATGGCAGGCATTACTACTTCAACCACGCTAACCAGTCAGTTCCAGAACTTCTTCAGCAAGGAGCTTCTCTCGATCGTCCAACAGGAGACGATTCTTGATCAGTTCTCCATGAAGGCTCCGATCCCCAAGAACAATGGTAACAAGGCCATCACAATGTTCCGCTTCGGTCCGCCGAGCGTTGCTGGTGTCCAGACCATCAGTTCTGAAGGTACTCCTATCAGCTCTGGAAACTATCGTTCACTCGTTCTCAACAGCCTCAGCAAGAGCCTCGCTCAGTACGGTCAGGTGATCGGATTGACCGATATCCTCCGCGCTACGGACCTATTCAACTCCCTCCAGCAGGCCACCAAGACCTCCGGTCTGGACATGGCCCTCTGGGTTGACTCGGTCATTCGTAACACCCTGATCGGTTCTAACCTCACCGCCAGCGGTTCCTCTATCGGTTCCGCCGCTGAGGGTGGTGGTACGTTCGATAACTCGGATGCTTGTAACACTGCCGCTTCTTCCGGCGGTATTAAGGTGTACGGCAACCCTGCTACGCTAACCACTCAGACGTTCTCTGGTCTGAACAGTGCGACCACTGCTGCCGATGCCACGATGACCGCTTCTGCTGTCCTCGATTCAATGACCCGCCTGAAGCGTAACCGCGCTCCGATGATCAATGGTGGCTACGTCCTGGCGACCGATCCCCGTGTTACCCGTGATTTGATGCGCGATGCCGATTGGTTGAACGCCTCCAACTACGGCAACAAGGGTACCCCGTTCTACAAGGGCGAGGTGGGTTCCATCTACGGTTGCCGCGTTGTCACTCAGACCAACTCGTTTGTCAGCACTGGTTCCGCTACTGCGGCTGATGAGTTCATCTATCAGGCGAGTGCCGCGGGTGGTGGTCTGGCGGTCAGCAAGGACATCATCGCTTCGTTCTTCTTTGGTAACGAGTCGTTCGGTATCCCTGCCTTGACCGGTGATGATCCGTTGTCCCCGAAGGTTGTGATCACCGATACCCCCGACAAGAGCGATCCGTTGAACCAGCTCGTCACCGTTGGTGTGAAGCTCTACTTCGCCGCTCTGCGTTTGGCCGCTGGTAACACTGGCTCTACCGCCAACCCTGTCTGGTACCTGGTGCATCGTACAAAGACCTCTACCACGCTGTAATATGCGACCTAAGACGGCCACCATCATGGTGATTGCCGTCGGCCCAAAGGGGCATCGTCGAGAAATCGGTGGTGCCCCTTCTCATTCCGCTTGCGGATGTGATGAGGCTGACAACAATGCGCCAATGATTGCGATTCCAGTCGAGGCTCTTTCCACTGACACGGAAGATGGCCAACAGGCTTCCCCCGAGGTTGGTGATGAAGTTGTCCTACAGGAAGTTCGGGGTATTCTCAAGAAGCTTGAAAATGGTGAGGCTTACGTTGAGATCCAAAGCGTGAACGGTATGCCCGCCGAGTACGAGAAGGCCGGCAAGGAATCAATGGAACCAATGGACGAAGAAGGTATGCGAAACATGGTTTCCGAGTACGACAGCGAGATGGAGTCCTAACATGCCGATCTACACCTTCGAGAACAAAGGCAAGTCCGTGGAGCAAATCGCTCCAATGGGAACCGATTCTCTTGTGATCAAGGGTGAACGCTGGACGAGGCAGCCGGTAGCCCGCTTCGGGGTTACCGGTTTTGCCCGCGAAGCCGAACTCAAGGACAAGGTGAAGCAGGGCTTTAGCCGGATGGAAGACCGGCAGGGTACCCGCTTTGAAAGCACTTTCAGCAAGAATCAGATCCGTAAAATTTGGGACATATGAGCATAGAATCTAATCTGGCAACCGAGTATTCGATGGGCAATGCGGGCTTCCAGCTCGTGACCTCTACCGCGTTGACCACTGGCCCATTCGTTGCGATCACCACGATTGCCGTCACCACTTTCACTTCGATCACCGGTAATGGAATCAGCGGTACTTGGTCCGCTACCTCTATCCCCGCTGGCATCACGCTTCCTGGACCGATCACAAGCTTCCAGCTTTCCAGTGGTCAGGTGGTCGCGTTCAACGGAATCATCAGCTCCTAACCGTGACACTCGCTCTTGGAACACGATTGGCTTCAAGTGGGTCTGGCGGAAACGTCACGCCCGCCGATCTGCCAATCGTGCGCCGGGATCTATTGCAGGAAGACGAGTTCTTCGTACTGCAAGAGGATGGAACTGGGAAGATCGTGTTGTCTTTTGGCACCTACGATCGAATGGCAACTGAGCAGGGCACCGATCTCATTTTAACCGAAGCATCCGACAAATTCATTCTAACCGTTTACTGACCTATGGCAGACACAAAGATTACAGCACTGACGGCGTTGACCGCCGCTGATCCGGCTAATGACGTTATCCCTATCGTCGATGTCTCCGACACGACAATGGCGGCATCTGGTACGACTAAGAAGATCAGCGTAAACAACATCCTCGGAGCATCCGGCACCGCCACCCTCGCATCCGCCACCATCACCGGCGCGGCTACGGTGGGAACGACGCTGGGTGTGACGGGTGTATCGACGTTTGCTGCTGGCACCGCGCTGCTTCCCGCTCTTACAACGACCGGAGACACTAACACTGGCATCTATTATCCTGCGG